AGTCCTCGGTTGCAACTGCGGTGACTTTTGATCCATCGGACATTGCAAAAATAAGCACCCAACCTTCGGGGCTGTAGTCAAGATCAAAGACCATATCTGTATCGAGACCACCACCAGCAGCAATGGTAATACCATCGGCTCGTTCTGTTGCGACACCTCCGCCAACGGGGATGGTGTATACTTTAGTTCCTGCACCGAATACAAGTTCGTTTCTGCCTGCGGCGTGTGCAATGGCGGTAATTGATAGTCCGCCTGCGTCGGTGTGTACGAGGCTAACGACTGGATCTGAAGATGGGGTAGCGAATGTAAGTTCGTAAATCTTTCCGTTCTCAGTTGTTACAGCAAACTTTCCGGCGCTGATGCGAAGTACATTGTTTAAACTTGCTCCTGCTGCGATGGCGGTGAAGCTCAAGGTAGCGAGCGTCATGATGTCTGAGCCGCTCCAAACTCCACTTGTTGTAGCAATAACTGCTATTGCGTCATTGTTGTCTGCGTCTCCTTCTGCGACCCCAACGATATCTGTAATATCGACTCCAATTGTCCAATCTCTAGCCATTATAAAATACTCCTATTTGTTTTCATTGCGCTCTACTGTGCGCTCGTGAATAAATAGTATTATTTTTTCCAATCTGCGACGATTTTGTTCATGGCTGCATAAAGATCGGTGAAGTTAACAACACCAAAACCATCCTCAATCATCATGGCTTTTACAGTTGTTTTTGCGAACTCTGGTTCGAAGTTCTCAATGGCGTAATTAATCTTTTGTCTGCCTTGCACACTAACTGAAGGAGTATAAAGTTGCATAAGGCGATAGTTCTCTTGTACAACATCTCTTCCCTCAAGAACATTGGTGTATGCTTTGACCTTTCCTGCATGCTCTTGTGAGTATTCCATTAGCGTATCAATGTCGTATGAAACGTCCTCAGCCAAGAAAGGAAAACGCTTGGAGATCGTTGGAAGCCCAACTCCACCGACGCCTGGAAGGTTGTCGGACTTGTCTCCTGCAATGGCGCGAGCAAGAGCGAAGTTCTTTGGGTGAATACCGTATTGTTCTACCAGTGTCTTTTGGTTGATAATTTCTTTCTGAATGGGGCGGAAAACAATTGTCTCTCCATCGCATAACTGAAAGAAGTCCTTGTCCGAGGAAACAATAACTTTTTGCCACCCTGCGTAGTTGGAGTGCTGGACTACAACGCTGATAACATCGTCTGCCTCGACTGCCGGGAGCATCAACTGAATGAGTGGGATTTCGTTCAGATACTCAACAAGCCGTGTCTGCTGCCAGATCTTGTTGGTGATCTCTTCGTTTTCTGAGAGGTTACGAATATCTCGGTTAAGGCGGATGGGCTTGCGTCCCTCCTTATAGCCTTTATTTTTTGACTTGCGTCTTTGGCTTCCACCTTCGCCGTCCCAACAGATAACAATCTCATCAGGCTTTGTTTCACGAACAAGTTTCTGGAGAGACTGAAGAAAACCTTTCAAGCCTCCGATGGGCTGCCCGTTTGTTGATAGGCTGGGATTAATAATATAATTTCTAAAATAAAGATTTAGCCCATCAATTACAAGTAGTCGTTTCATAGTTTCATACATCCAAATTCGTTTTCGTCAATAGAATAATATACTCGCCTGATTCCAACGTGTCTAAGCGCTGCCTCACACATGTGACAGGGCTTTGATAGCCGGAGAGCACCTGCCCTTCCAACGCGAACAACATATAAATCAGCACCGCGAGTCACTGAGCGATCCAAACCAAGGATACAGCCGAGTTCTGCGTGGTATGTTGAGTCGCCCTTATCACGCCTACGAAAGCGCTTGCCGAAGCGAGCGTGGGCATTTTTGTTTGAGGCAGCATTTAAAACATTGTTACCTTTCACAAGAATAGCCCCATGCCGATATTCTTTATTTTCTGAACTCTCGGCTACTCGTGCAGCAAGCTCAATTAATCTTCTTCTTCTTTTTCCTATATACAAGAACACCTCTACATTAGAAATATAGCATATCTAAGCAGAGGTGTCAAGTATTTTTTTATCGTCGATGACGACGATGACGGGCATGCCTTGGTGGAGGCGCAGGGCGTTTACGTCCCTTGACCCAGCGAACATGTGTACGAGGGTGGCGGTTCAACATGTGACGCTCAACGTACTGAACACTCCAAGTTCCACGAACCCAAACACCATTGGCGCGGTAGTAACCTGGTGTCCAAACCCAAGCCTTAACTTGGTGCTGGTGAGCGGGCACATGAACATGTGTCTGTGGTGGGTGAGCGTGTGCAACACACCCAGAAAGAAAAGCTCCGAAGAGAGCAGCGGTAATAAGTGATTTCATTGTCTTAACTCCTAATTTATAGACGAATAACTAGTTTTATTATTCATCACTTTCTTCATAAAAATCTGCTGCGTTTCCTTCACGCTTATCGAACTTGTAAATAACTTCCTCGTCCATGATCTCATAGACTCTCGCACGGAAGTCATCTTCCATCATTCGTTCAGTCCACTTGGTTGCTTGGAACTTTGGACCAAGAGCATTTCCGGTAGGATCCAAAAGTGTGTACCAAGCACCTGTTCGAACCAGGCTGGAAGATCCGGCAATAGCATCGAATAGACTCTCGTCATCCTGAATGCCGATCTCATCACCCCACAAGATACGGAAGTTACATTGTCGCCCTTGAGTTCCGAAACGGGACTTCTCAAGCTTAACTTTAACTTCTGAACCAATACGAAAACCCTTATCATCCGTGACGAAAGATGCCTTGGCTTTTCGTCCAGTCAACCAGATGCGAAGTGAGTAGGCATAAATCATAGCCTTGCCGCCTGGAGTAACATAAGGAGTCGTAAGTGCCTCGGAAGGTGAACGAGTGATGTTTGACTTCAACTGGTTCAGTACCAAGAAGGTGGACTGAGAGTTTGCAATAGGCACAGTCAACTTGGACATACCTTTCGCAAGAATACGAGCCTTAACAGCCATGGAAGACTGAGGGTTAAAGTCGCCCTCAATATCCGAGATGGCTGGAGTTAGAGCAAGAGAGTCCCAGATAAACAACATGCGGTTTTCGTTGTTCGCCAAGAGATCCTCGATAGTTTCCAGAACAAACTCAACTGAGGCTGCCTGAACATAAAGCAGAGTGCTTAGATCGCACCCGGCTCGCTCAAGGAAAGTCGGATCAATCGCAGACTCTGAATCAAAATAAATAACATCAATGCCCATCTTTTGAGCATTTGCAGCGACCTGAGCCGCCATATAAGATTTACCGGTTGCTTCCAATCCAGCAATCTCAACAATCTTTCCAACAGGAATGCCGGAGAGTTGCCCACGACAAATAATAGAATCCAGCCAGCGTGAACCGGTTGGAATCCAGTCAGTAACCTCGGTAGGGTTCTGCTCTGTTAGGTCGTGTGCTACGTTGATGCCCGCCCTCTTATTAATGAGGGCACGCATATCGGACAAACTTAGCTTACCTGCTTTTGTAGTTTTAGCTTTCGCCATTCTCATTTAATCTCCAAAATAAAAGTGAGGCACCTGATAACCCTGTGCCTCCCTGTGGGCGCGGGAATTACGCTCCCATGAGTTCGTTGAAGGCAGCGTCAACAGAGGACACTGTGTCAGTAGAAGGAGGAGGGGTTGTGGTAGTACCAGTATCCTCGCTGGTGCCTTCTTCACCGAGCAGGTAAGCGTCTAGTAGGTCGCCTACTTCTGCTGGTGTCTTACGCTCAAAGAGCGTGTCGAATTCAGGAATGCTTTCAAGCAGTTCCGCGCAGCGATTGTCGCCACCAACTGCCTCATCACATAGAGGAGATGAGCGACGACGGGGTGTAAGCTTCGTCTGTGGGAAACTTGCGCCTGCTGGCTTACCGTAGTGTAGGACGAGATCCGTTCCCGTCTCAGTGTCGGTAATGTCTCCGTACTCTGGGTTTAGGACGAGGTTGAGCAACTGCTCGTAAACCATCTTTCCATAGCCCCAGATGCGAACACCCTTATCTTCTTCACCTCGTACAAGTACGGGTGAGAAAAACCTTTGACGTGCCATAAGTGACTTCGCCATCTTAATGCTTTCTTCGGTGCCCTCATTGAAGAGCTTGCGAACAAAGTCGTTGAGGGGATCTTCTTCGCCAAAGTTCTTCTTTGGGCTGAGGAAGCCTGGGTTGTTGCCCACGTTGTAGTGGAACCAGAAATCCTTGAAGGGATCGCCATCAGCGGTAGGAACGATACGAATAGTCTGCTCGCCGTCTTGTGGACGCCAGAATGTATCGCGGTTGCCTCCGCTGCCTTTACCTTCGAGCGCTGCCTTGCGCTCTCTCATTTTATCTAGATTAATTCCCATTTGTTTTCTCCTGTTGGGTTATTTGTGGCGGGGTTGCCTAGAGTCAAGGTGATTACTCTCTCACCTTGCTAAACTTAATATAACATACTTGTTTTTGTCTTGCAAGCATTTTATTCAAAAAAATCTGGATCAAGTGGAATGGTGAATACAAAGTTCCATGCTGTTTCACACTGACACCCTTCATTAAGGGCAACGAAGTCTGCTTCATAAATGGCGCATACCATTTCGCAGCGTCCGACTTGCTTTCCAAACTCAATTCCATTTTGGTGGACGCGAACAGCCGAATAAGCGCCAATGCCCGAAAGGCTGGCGAGGATCAGCATTCGCTTCCAGTGGCTTCGAAGAAAGCCTAATACTCTACTCATAATATTTCCTAGTTGTTTGTTTTTTCGGTATTCGCGATCAAATACCCGTAGTTCTGCTCATAAGAAGTAGAGTAAACTTGAAACCCAGCGCGAACGTCTTTCTCAACATTATTGTTGATGCTGTCTGTTAAACGCCTTAATAACTTTCCGTCTGTTTCTAAAACTTTTGAGTTGATAGCATAATAGTAACATTTCTCTCGGATGTTTTCAAGTGAAAAAAACAATTTTTCTTCACCCTCGTCAACATTAACAATGCCGAGTGTTGAGATGCGAGTTGTCTCGCTTGTATCAAAAGGAGTGGCGTGGATGGCTGCCTGATGGTTATAAACATTCACCATATGAACGCTGGATACGATCAGTTCGTTTAGCCTGTCGTAGTATCCAACAATTGGAACCTCGCCAAGGATCTCCTCGACTCGCTTGTTGTCCACGAGATACATTCTCTTAAAAACGCCGGAGCGTGTGTATTCCTGCAAAACATTTCGGACGAGGCGCTCTTGCATAACATTGATCTGCCCCAAAAACTCCATGTCCGGTTTGATATAAAGAATATTAATGTTCTTGCCTTTGAGGCTTTTTAAAACTCGCAGTGTTGCACCTGAAACCAAGCCGGAGCCGGAAAGAACGAAAAGAACATCGTTTGTCGCTTCCTTAAAGAAAGCCTTCATGGAGCGGGTGCTCTTTTCATATTTCTCTGGGTGATCTTGACGTTTGAGAATATAACTTCTTTTATCGTTCTCGTCCAAGCCCTCGGAGTCGATCTTAAAGGTTTTGTACTGAGGGTACTGTGCGAACTTGTCTGCAATAGCACAGCCTGCTTTTCCAAGCCCAACTATTGTGTCCATTCGATCCTCCTCATATCCCCGTAAGACTTTCCAGCGCTAAGGTTAACCTGAAACTTGCCGAGGGGTGTTTGTGAGAAGATACTTAGCAGTTCTTCCACCAGTTCCCTCTCACCATCATCAAAGTCTATAATAATACTATCATGAAGTGTGAAAGAAATAAAAGACTTTTTCTCTTTAAGTTTCTCGGCAATTTTAAACGCTCGTGAAAGCACAATATCACTCGTGGTGCTTTGTATTAAATAGTTTAGTGCATGATGTTTGCCCGCTGGAATAACACGATCCATCGGAGTGATAACGACTTGTCCGTTCCAGTATTTTCTTAAAATGCCCTCGCGATCATAAGCACGGCTGGAAGCGAAGTCTTTTGACTGAGGGTTGTAAAGCCAAGAGAAGATGCGCTTCTTTGCCTCGTCTCTTGTCCCGACACCGCTATACACATTGTTTAAGTTCCAAGTGTGAAGATCTTCTGCGGGCTGTTCTTTGCCGCTGAGTCCAAGCAACACACGAAGTTCGGCTGCGTTATAGTCAAGTTCGACGAAGTAGTCATTCGTTGGCTTGATAATGGAGCGGTAGTCACTGTCGAGGGTGAGGATAGGAAAATAGTTTTTATAAGTCGTCATACGTCCAGTCTTCGTACCCCACATATTGTATTTGACGTAAGGCTTTGTGTACTTGGACTTTTTAAGAAAGTTGCGAACTTTCAGTTGATGACTTTCTCGGGCGATCTCTGAGTAGTCAATATTTAACCTTCTCTGACTGATGTCGTAAGTGAACTCCGCCAAGTCTCGAAGGAAGTCGTAGTTCGCAGGCTTCGTGTGTGTATTGACGATATGATCCGTAATTTTGTTCTTAACCTCGCAGTATTCTAACAGGAAACGTTGAGGAACGAGATCGAAGAAACAGTGGATATCCATGCTTATTTTTGCAGTGGAAAATGACTTATAAAAGGCATTCAGTCGGGCGTTAATGCTGTCCCAACGGTGCCGAAGAAAAGACGGACAAACTTCATTTAGTGATTTACCCCCGACGAACAGGGAGGCGATGAGAGCGTCTTTTTGAGAAAAAGCAGGGTTGTAGTTCCAAGTCGCAGTTACAGCGTCGAAGTCAAATTCTTCGCAGTCGTATATAAGTTTGCCGTCGTGGTAAATGCCGACGCAGTGTCTTTTATCGTCTAAGGTTTGGACTAGCAAGCATCACTCGTTAGTTTGGAAATCTAAATATTTTAAAGACGCCATTAATATAACTCTTCGCTGAGTCAATGTCAATGTTTTTATTTATATCTTGTGCGTTTTTTATGACTTTGTTTAAATCGTTATCGTCAAGAACGTTACTTAGTTCATAGTTTAGCATTTGTGCATATGTCGCGATCCAGTAAGTATCATTGTATTTACCAGCCAAGTCGCTCTGTGTTAGTTTATTCCGCTCTATAACTTCTCTGGTAGACTTTTCACAGACAACTCTCAAAGTTGGTGTTGGAATTGCCTGAGTGTTTGTTCTAAAGTTTCTCGTCTGGGCAGAGTATTTGTTCGCAGTGACAGCGCCTCGCTTTTTAATTACAGTCCTCACCGGATAGTCGGTAACGTAGCTATTGTAAAATTGAGAGAGATATACTCTTATAAGGTCATAATCGAATTCGCCTGCTTTATAATAATACGAATCGAAGAGATTGTCAATTGTAATTCCAAATTCTTCCATATATCCCTGCATGGCTGGTGAACCGATGTCTGCAACGATTCTGCCTGGATAGTCAATATCAGCCATGAAGCCAAACTTTTTGAGGGCTTTCATGTAAAAGTCAAAGTTTGGGCTCTGGTAAATATTTTGAGTCTTTGCTCTGTCATCAGAATAGTCAATTCTTGGACCGATCTCGATTGCGAGCCCAGTGGTAGAAAGCGGGCAATTCGTAGAAAGAACGAATGAGGAACGGCTAAGCTTAACAAGGTTGCCTCTTGATATAAAAAGATTTTTTGTAGATTTGATAAATTCATCAAAGTCTTTTGGATAAGCATTTTCTACGCCGAAGAAAGCACTTGGGCTCTGTATGTAGTCGTTTATTAAAACAGAATACAGTGTGTCTATATTTGCAGCATACAATTCATGCATGCTTTCCCAGCCTCGCACAGGCTCTATAATCTGTAGTGGATCCTCGCTTTTTACAATTCCAGTAGCAGTGCCCTTGATATAGTATTCTCTAAATTCTAAAAATGCTTTTGCTACAAAGTTTAAGGCGTAGTAAGTTCTGCCCGACTTTTTATTTGGATTTGGTAGAGTGGTTAAATATTTTTCAGATGGATAGACAATATCTCCGTTTAAATTAATCTTGCCGTAAAACCGAACAGTCGAAGAATCATAAAAATTATCGTGCTTATCGCTTGGCACCACTTGAGAAAGATATGCCCTTCTCAAGTTGAAGGTGTCTTGAGTTCCGCGTCGTCTTCTTGGGTTTAATAATTTAGTAGCCATATTAATCCTTTAAGCCCAAAGCCCTACGTACATCATCAGGAAATCTTCTTCTAAGTTCAACTTCTTCGCCAGACTGACTTCTACCAATTACCACCTCATTGCCATCATCTACCCCTGTAGATGCAGCTTGGGTGGGGACATCTGGCGCTGCCTCTCCAACTGCTTGTCTAAATG